GCGCAACGTACAATCGCAACATTGGAAGCCGAACGCGCTGCGGTCGGTCTAAGCGAGGAAGCCGCTTTGCGTCTGACACGCCAGACAGATTTGCTCAATCAGGCAAAGCAAAAGAACATCGATCTAAGCCCGCGCCAACGTGATGAGTTGATGAAACTCGGTTCACAAATGGCGCAATTGGAGATTGAAACCAACAAGGCAAAAGACGCGCTTGATTTCGCGCGCGAAGGAACCAAATCATTCATTTCCGATCTGCGTAAAGGTTTGATGGATGGGAAATCGTTTTGGGAAAGTTTCAAAAATGCAGCAATGAACGCGTTGGATAAAATCATTGATAAATTGCTGAATAATTTCATTGATGCTGTCTTCACGGCTGGCAAGTCTGTATCCGCATTGAGCGGCAACAAGGGCGGTGGCGGGTTCCTGGGTGGTATTCTTGGCGGTCTCGGACGGTTGTTTGGTTTTGCCAAGGGTGGAGCATTCCCCAAAGGTATAAGCGGTCACTCGAATACGGTTGTCAGCAAGCCCACACTGTTCAAATTCGCGTCCGGTGGCGGTGTTATGGGTGAAGCCGGGCCGGAAGGCATCTTGCCGCTTAAACGCGGTCCAGACGGCTCGCTAGGCGTCCAGATGTACAATGATCGCGGCGGCACCATGACGGAAGGCGGTAAAACCATGCATCTTGAACAGCACTATCATATTGAAGGTGCAATTTCGTCGCGCGACGTGCAACAGATGGTGCAAACCGGCATGAATGAGGCGGTTGACACTGCCAAGCGCAAATTGCCCGAATGGCAGATGACATATGGAACGGATGGGGCGGTCACGTGACAATCAATTATAAAATTTACGATTGGCCGCCCAGCGTCAAGCCAACCGAGCAATTGTTTTATTCGGGTGGTCAATTGGTTGAAGGTGGTTTCACATCGGGCGGCGCTCGCATGATGTACCCGGAACCGGGCGGACGTTCGGTTCTCGAATTGACGTTTGATTATCAACAAAATTATAACCCTGATCCAATTGTTTCATGGTTGATTACCATGATCCGTAACGGGAACATTTTCCGTGTTCCCGTTCGTTATTCGCCTCAATTGGTGAAGCGTTCGGACCTTAGCGTTAGCAATGAACTGGAATTGTCTGGTTTACCGTGGGCGGAAGCTGGCGACACCGTTGAAGGTCCGTGGTCAAATAATCAGAATTGGGCATATGCGCCAGCGATTGAGGCAACCGCAACAGCTTTGACAGGTTCAACCACGTTCACAATTGATTTTGGTGATACACCATTGGTTTTGTCACATGGTCATTTGATCGGTCATTTGGATTATACATATTTGATTGAAGATATTGAATATGTTGGAACAGTGGCAACAATCACAGTCAACACACCATTGCGTAAAGATGTTGCGCAAAATGATTTCATACTGTTTCGCCCGAAAATGCTTTGTGTTGCTCGCAATCCTGATAGTTTGCGCGGAACATACAATGCGGCTGATTTGATCAAACTTGGTTCGCTTGAATTACTTGAGGTGATATTATGAGTTTGTTTGACGACAAATTAGACGAATATTACAATTCGGATATAACCGACATTAGGGTTGTTGTGCGTCAATGTTGGCATTTCTCGTTTAAAGATTATGAGGTTCGTGTCTGGCAAGGCAAGGGCAAATTGCACACAGAAGACGGAAACGAATGGTTGGGGTTCATTGACAACAATGGTGGTCGTGTCATGACCACACCACGTATTTCAGACGGTCGCGATGGGACATCACCAACTTATGAATTCACCATGCAGCTTGTTGACTTGCCGGGAATGTCGGCAATGGAAGCATATGAACAATTGAAGCAATTTCAAGATCAAGTTGCAGGCCGTCCAATTGTTGCATGGTTTGCATTGTTAGAGGTTGGCGAGGGTTTGCGACCAAATACACCGCTTGAATTTTTCAAAGAATTGACAATGCAATCAACGCGGTTCAATGAAAGTTTGTCGGTTGATGGTACAAGTTTGCGTAAGAAATATTCTCTAACTGTCATCGCCAAAGACGGCAATTTCGGACGGTCCAGCATTCCGGGCGGAACCTACACGTCAACCGTCCAGGCGGCGCGGGCGCAACAGTTGGGTGTGTCGGTCGATAAAGGGTGTGATTTTGTGCTAGGATTGGCAGACAGGACATATCAGCATCCATGAAAACCATTCGAGCCGCGACCGCACAAGACCTTGAATTTCTCGCCATATCGTCACTTGAGGAAGGCAAGAAAAGTGTGCCGTTTGACACCGACATGGACAAATTGCGTGCCAATCTGGAATTCTATTGTTTCAATCATGATGCGCGGTTAATGGTTGTTTGCGATGATGATCAATTGTGCGGTTATTTCGCGTCAACAATATCGAGAATTCCGCAATGGAATGATGATGTGTTGTTAGCTATTGAAATGTTGTTTTACGTTTTACCAAAATATCGTTTAACACGTGTCGCGCATATGTTGATGACTGATTTTATTGAATGGTCAAAAGAAATGAATTGCACTTTTGCAATGGTCAGTTCGCGCGCCGCATTGAATGGTGATGCAGTCGGTAAATTTTACAATCGTTTTGGATTTGAAGCAATGGATACAAATTACACATTGAGGCTGCAACCATGAAACGATTTTTCGCTGTCATTGTGGTAATGCTTGCAACTCTATATCCGACAAAAGCTCACGCGTTTGTTGTGACAACAACAATCGGAATTATCGGCGGTATCTTGGCGGGCACAGGGTTTGTGACACCGCTTGTGTTTGTTGGCGGCATTGGTGCGGTCAATGCCGGTGTTGCAATCGGTGCGTTTCTCACGTCCGGTTTCGGTTCGCTCCTCCTATCCGCTGGTTTGAGTGCCGTACAATATCTTATGGCGTCTAAGGGTCGCGGCGGTCAGCAAGCGCCATCAATGGACGCGGTACGCATCAACGTGCGCGTGGCGGAAGCGGACAGGTGGTTGCACATTGGAGCGGTGCGGGCCGGTGGTGCAGCGTTGTTTGCTGAATTCGATGATGATGGTAATTTTTGGTATTTGGTGGTGCATGGCGACAGTGAATTGACCGGGACGCGTAAACGTTATTTTGATGATCGTGAAATTGAGATTGACGGCAATGGTTGGGTGACTACAAATGAATTTTGTCTGACCTCCGACGGTGATCCATATGAGGGAAGCGGAACAAAAGTTCCATATTTTCGCATTTATACAACCACATTCACGCCAGATGATCCGACACCGCCAGCAATTGCAGATTTTAAAGCTGCCTTTTCACAATGGACTGATGATCATAAATTGGTTGGGACAACGTATTCAGTTATTTATATTAAAAATATCAGTATTGAAAATAGACATAAAATATATCGTTGGCGCGGTTCGGTTGGGTTGGGTGAACCTGCGTTTTCAATTGTTGGTGAATGGGATCGTTGTTATGATCCGCGTGATGTGACGCAAGATATTAACGACCGATCAACGTGGAAATTTAGCAGCAATAGTGCGTTGATTTGGGCACGTTTTAGAACGCATCCTTACGGACGCAATAAACCAATGTCGTCAATTGATTGGGGCAATGTTGCGTTACAGGCTGCGATTTCCGATCAAGATATTGTTGGAATTTCGGGAACGCAAAAACGTTATGCTTGTGGAATTTCCGTTCCTGAAAGTAAAGAAAGATATGTTGCGGAAGCTGAAATATTACTAACCGCCGACGCTGTTATTATGCATAATAATGTTGGCAAGACGTATGCTCAAGTTGGATATTATGAAGCACCAGATTTAACTTTTACACGTAATAAAGATATTATTACCATGTCTAGCCGTGAGGCAACAAATGGTGAAATGGAAACCGATGGTGTAATTGTGCGGTATATTGATCCTGAATTTAACTATCAAGCACAACCCTCAGCACCTTGGATTAATCCGCTGTATTACGTCGAAGGAACAACCCCGCGATATTTGAAGGTTGATATTCTTGCGTGTCAAAATCACAACCAAGCCATGCGGCTTGCAAAAGCTATCGGATTGCGTAGTCAATCATCACATCGTCTTGCACCAACGGTCGGGTTGCGCGGTTTGAAAGCACGTCGCAAGCGGGTTATTGATCTGCAATATGATGAGGCGTTTAGTGGCGATTATGAGATTGCGACACCGGTTGAAATCGATGAAAACGGCATCACCGCGTCTTTTGGGTGCGTCCCGGTCGATCCGAACCGCTGGACGCTCTTGGAAGGCGAGGAAAGCAGCAAGGCGGCGGCGGTGGTCATTATCCCTGGTGCTGGTGCACCTGTTTTACCAACCGGCGTTGTAGTGTATGCTGCACCAATCGCGGGTAGTGGTGGCGCTACTGTTCGAATTGAAGCAACGTTTGACACATCACCGCGAGCCGATTTCTTGTATATGTTTGAGTTTGAGTTAGCAGGCGAAACCGACATTTGGCGTCCAATGGTTGTAAGAATGACAGATAATTTTGCGTATTCGGAAACCGTTCCAAATGGTCAAACGCATCGGGTGCGATGGTGGACGCGTACATCATCCGGGCGGGTTTCCGCCAAAGCCACACCGGTTGAAATTGAAGCTGTTGCCGATACTGTTGCACCAGGACCGCCAACCGGAGTTAGCGCAACTGGTGGTGTTGGTGAAGCAACAATTGATTGGACAACGCCAAACAGTGCCAATCATTTTGCAACTCTTATTTATCGCAACACAATTGATGATATTAACACCTCATCAATTGTCGAAACAGTGTATGGCGCTCCGAACACTGTTGACACTTATTTTGATGATAGTCTTATCGCCGATGATTATTATTATTGGTTGATTTCCATCAACGGTTCAAACATTCCATCAACTCCGGCTGCGACCGGTCTAACAGTGGTTACATGATATGACAACACCCTCCATTATGGCACGTTCGGCAATTGTCGGAATTCCTTACAATGCAACGAAAAAACCCGATCCGGTTGGCGTGGTACAGGCGTTTGAAGCAATGGACGCGCGAGTAATTGCAAATGGTGCTGGTGCGATCATCCGCAATTCGTTGTCAGCGTTGAATGCAACAACCACGCCAGCGGCGGGTTTGCTCGCGTGGGTGATGGGTGACGCAATTGTTGCAAACAATGGTGTTTACGAAAACACCGGCACATCTGGTACACCTGTTTGGGTGCGGCGCGGACCTTTGCCGTTTGGTCATATTTATGCGGTCAACGTTGGTGCGGGAACAGCGGACGCAATTGAAGTCACAACATGGTTGCCAATTCCCACGGAAGACGGTGCAGCGTTGATTACCGTCCCGATTGTGACGCCAAACACATCTTCAACAGTCACGATTATTCCGAACGGTGGTTCACCACTCACTGTCAAAACCAATTCGGGCAATTCCCCAGTGGTTGGTGGTTTGTCTGTTGGAACAATTACCGGTTTGAAAATCGGTTCCGAGTTCCGTATGCTATCGGATCAGGCCAGCACTGCGATTCTGGCGGCTGCGGAAGCGGCTGTGATTGCTGCATCTGATTACGCGGCTTTGGCACGCAATGATTTTGTGGTCAAACGATTTGCCGGAGATGGGGCGATTGTCGCTTTTGATCTGACAATTGATCCGGGGTCGGGCAATAACTGCATTGTCATGGTCGATGGTATCTATCAGCAAAAAGATACATATTCCGTTGCAGGGACTTTGCTGACGTTCACAGAAGCCCCTCCTGGAAACGGTTTAGTCTACAATGTCGAAATCTCTTTTGGCAATCAAATCACAGTTGGCACGATAGCGGATGGAAGTGTAACACCAGATAAATTCAATGCTGTTTGTGCATCAAGAGCCGTGCTTAAAGCACTCGATACAACCACTGTGCAATCAGCTCTTTTTGATGGTTCAGTTTGGCAGTGGACGCTGGGCAACTACTCTGCCCATATCACGACTGATACAGTTGGCGGCATCTATATGAAAGCTGATGCTATAGCGGCGACTGTCGGTGCATGGGTGCGGCAATTTGAAGGGCCAATCTACATCAATTGGTTTGGCGTTATGTGGGACGGCTTGAGTGCATCAGCAGACGCAAATTCTGCGAATTTTCAGTGTGCGGCTAACGTCGCCCATGATTTCGCCAGAGGGACGCTTTCGTGGCGGCAAACAACGGGCACTTGCTATATCAGTGATCCGGTTGTTTTTCAGGAGAGTATTTCGTTGGTTGGACCCGATAGCTATTATGGGAGATTTAAGAAATTCGGTAGTGCAGCCTCTCCGGTGTATGATGCAACCATAAAAGAATGGGATTTAGCAGTAGTCGGCTACCCTGTTTGTGTATTTCACTTTACCGGACTTGAGGGCGCTGTTGGCTGGTCTGGTCGATGTGAAAATGTCTTTATTGAGAGTGACACCGGAAACCCCAATACCACTACTACAGCCTACGGTATTGTTTGGACCGGCATGTCCAATGGCGTTGTTGATTGCTGTTATATCACTGGATGTATATGCAATTTCTTTTGGGGATCGTTGACAAATATCTATTGCCGGATCACTCAGAACGTGTCGGCGAATTGCCACTACTGTTTTTACGTTCATTTTGCTACAAGTATGGTGGTTAGCACTAACTACTCCATTAATTTTCGTTTTTGGGGTTATAGGATTAGTGCCTATTATGCCACCGCATTTGCGAATGCTTGTGATAGCGGGGGCACAACCTGGAAAGTCGGGACAAACGAAATAACACTTGCCTACTATTTCCGTGGTTGCCGGTTCGGTTCTGTCCATGCAAACGGTTGTGAAACTCACAATGGCCCCGTTTGGAAATCTGACAACAATTTGAGCTTTGCTTGGCGAGATAATGGGGCATTGGATATATCCAGTGACTACACTGGTGTAAATGATATTTGCGCTTTTGAGTTCAAGGAAGACAACGGATGCGAATATACTAACAATCGCATTCAGTTAAACCCGGTCACCGGCACGCCTGCCAGACATTTCAACTGGAAGGTCACAACCGGAATGTATGGAGATTACAAATATTCTAGAAACAAATTTGTCACAGACCCCAATGCCACAACGGATAGCGGCTGGACCAACACCAGCGGCGATCTAAGGACAGACCACGGAGTGTTTACAGGAACGCTAACCGGAGTGTCGGGCACTGTAACCGGTGACATAAAGTGGGCTTTTGTTGACGGTGTTGTGACACTCTCTTGGGCCGTTTGGCCGACTGGAACATCCACTTCCACCGCAGCAACTATTACAGGACTTCCAGTGTCCTTACGACCAGTGACGGATAAGTGGATACTCTGCCGCGTCTATGATAACGGCGCGATGGTGCTTGGTACAATGTATATAAATGCAACAGGTGCCATTGATCTATTCGTCGGCGCTGGCAACGCGGGTTTTGCAGCCAGTGGTCAGAAAGGTCTTGGTTTGCGCCAATCTATCAGCTACCCCATATATTGAGGAGAACACAATGCCACGTAAGATTAAAAAATTCTCGACAAAACTTCCACCGCTTGAAGTCACTGGCGACGACTTGATGCGCGATCATCCCGCCAACCCCCGTGCAGCATTGATCAGTATGGTGGAAGCCCGCAAGAAACTGCGGCAGAAAGAAGCTTCGACCGTCCCGGCAGAATTTTTCAACAAGAATAAGGGAAAAGTTTAATGGCACTCACTCGCCCATCCAACGACATGCTTGAAGGCCCGCTTGGCACAGTGGCCCTGGTGACTTCCCGTGTTGAAGCAAAAGCTGTTAATCTTGTGCATTCTTCTGCCGTCATGCTGATTGAAGGTGCGCGGGCTGGTCTCTTTTTCGTTCGTGATCTGTCCGATTACCCCGACGCAGCAAGTGATACCAATGAGGGTATATATCTTTTGTCAACTTTCGATGTGACAAAGGTTTTGGTTCGTGACTTTAGCGGTCCGGCCAATGTTCGCTGGTTTGGGGCTATTGGAAATGGTGTAACAAATGATCTTGTAGCATTGCAAGCTACGAGTGATCTTTGTCAAGCTGTCTACATTCCAGATGGAGCGTATATCACAACAGCGGCTTGGAATTTACGTGACTACGCCACGTTGTATTTTGAAAGCCGGGACGCGATTATTCAATCCTCAAGTTTGAGTTCTATCATTGCTGCGGTTGGTGGGGCGATTACCCGTAATTACCACATTACAATCTATGGTGGACAAATTCGAGGTGGTGGAACCGGGTCGGCAATTGGTCTTGATTTTCGTTCTGTTTCAATGGCTAAGGTCTATGGAACGTGGATTACTCAGTGTTTCGAGGGTGTCCACAATGGTGGAGTTGACAGCGTTGGTGCTTATTATAATGATTTTTTTGGAGTGGATATTACAACCTGTTTGGTTGGCTACCGCAATGGAACGCTTGGTAATGAAATTAAAGTTTTTGGTGGCCGCATTACCGATGTTTCGGTCGGTACTGACGATGATGATAATTCTGGAATTTTGTATGATGGAGTTGCTATCGAAACATTCACCCTGGCCGGGCATCGATTGTCAAATAGTGGATTAGCTTGCGTTGACGTAAGATCGGTGGCTTGTCGTTTTGAAAATCCTGCCGGTAATCCTGCTTACGCAAGTGCGACAGGTATTAAAATCGCCGGAACAGCCCAAGACACAACAATCATTGCACCTGGGTTTTCTACCGTTGCTACTGATATTGACGGTGTAGGCGTTAGAACAACAATTATTGCCTACGAAGGAACACACAGATTAGGATTACCAACAAGTTCAGCAGGGTTAGCCACAGGCACGTTGTGGAATGACGGCGGGACGGTAAAGGTGGTTTAAGATGAATTTCGTCGGAACGGGAAAACGTCTTGAACAAGGCGATGTTGGGCACGCTGCGAAACAGTTAGGTGTCGAAACCGCTGTTTTGTTGGCGTTTATCGAAATCGAGGCGGCGGGGCGTGGTTTCGATAATCGCAACAGACTTAAAATGTTGCGTGAAACACATGTGTTTTATCGCGAACTTGGCGCGGGCGCAAAACGTAACCAAGCTGTTGCGGCTGGTCTTGCAAATAAATCATGGGTGCGCAATTACAAGTCTGACAGTTACCCCGATCTTGAACGCATGATGAAAATCAACAAGAACGCGGCGTTGCGGTCATGTTCTTGGGCATTACCGCAAATTCTCGGAAACAATTGCAACGCGGCTGGTTTCACCAATGCGGAACAAATGGTTAAAACCATGCTCCAGGGTGAACGCGAACAATTGCTTGCGATGGTCACGCTGTTGAAGTCATGGAACATGGTTCCAATGTTGACCGGGCGCGACTTCACCAAACCGGACAGTTGGCGCGCGGCGGCATCGAAATACAACGGCAAGAGCTACGCAACACACAATTATCATGGGCGGTTGGCGGCGGCGTACATCAAGCACAAGCGCGGAACCAATACGCCAATGCAGACTGCACAACCGCGCGTAACAGTGCTGCAACACAGTATGAAGGGTGAAGCCGTCCGCAACCTGCAAAACGATCTGGCGCTACTCGGATACACGTTTGCACGCGGGATTGATGGGCGGTTCGGTGATGAAACCCGCGATATCGTCAAGGCATTCCAGGCGGCGCACAAACTCACCTATGATGGTCGCGCCGGGCCGGAAACCATGCGAGCAATCGCGGCGGCTGTTGCCGCATCCAAGGTCGATCATTCGCCCGAACCGCCCGAATGGGATAGGGGTGGCGGATTGCTCGCACGTATTATTGCTGCTATCATGGTGGCGCTCAAACGAGGTTGACCATGAACACAGTCAAACAACCGTCCGCGTTGCCAACCAACAAATTGACCGCTGCAATGCTTTCCGCATCTGTTGCGGGAATTGTCAAATCGTTCGTTGTGCAATCTTATCCTGAATTCGCTGATCCGATCATTTGGGAACCGTTGCCCTATATTGTCGGTTTGCTGGTTGGCTATTTCGTCAAGGATAGACCAAATGTTCGGGTTTGATGTTTGGGCCATGATTGCCGGTATCGGCGCGATCCTCGCCACGTTCGCGGGTGTCGCTTGGAAATCCTATCGCGCCGGGCAGGACCGCGAGCGCGTAAAGAAGGCGGAAAACGATGTACAATTGCGTTTGGACTTTGACAAGATCGACGCTCGCAAGCCTGACCTTGATGATAGCCTTGACCGGCTGCGGAAGCGTGCCAGCGGCGGGCGTGGGGCCGGTTCTAAGTGATCCGCCCGCATCGGTCGTTGATGCGCTCGAAACGGCTGCTAGGGCTGATCCTGGCGCTGCTGCGTGGGTGATTGGTCTTGATCGGTTCTATGAGAAACAAGCCGTGGTGACGGCTCGCTGAATTCGTCGCATAACGCGGCGGATAGTTGCCGGACTTCTCCGGCTTTCGCGACGTACTTGGTCACACAAGGGAACCCCTCGCAGTCCGCCGATTGCGAGGGGTTTTTAATTCATGCCAATAAATGCGATGGCGTACTGTTCTCAAGAAAGAGAATTGGATTGTATATGGTGTGTCGCCAAGGTTGGTCTTCTGGATCATCGATAAACCGAAATGTACAATGATCCAAATAAATTCTATCCCAAATCATTATATCTAACTCCCTTGTTGGTGAATTAGATATAATTTCACGCGTCGATAATGTCAACAATTATTTTTCGCATTCGTGCTACAGCGTCATTGAATGTTCCATCGTTCCACAATTGTTCATCGCACTGCAAACGCAACTCTTTAATATATTGCTCGCTTTGATGACCAATGTTCGCCGGGACACCAAACCGATACAACGCGATGAATTTAGCGCCAGCTTCGCGCATCGCGTCCATTTCAGACGGAAACCGCACATTGTCAATTATGACGTTTTGACCAATTGCGCGACACTCGTTAGCGCGAGTAAGCGCGATACGCGTCCATACGTCTTTCCCGATCTGGTCCCTTCCCCATTCGGTTCCAAGCGTCGTTGCAGCGTACCGGACCGAATGACCGCACAACATATCAAGCGGTTCATTCCATCGCGATTTGTCATCAAGCAATTCGGACGGGATACCCATTGCGGTCAACATCGCAATTATGGGTTTGGAAAAGTTCATGTGAACAATTCCGCCCGTTGTGATCGCTGCTCGCGTGACTGTGGTTTTGCCGCTTCCGGCGTATCCGACAATTCCGATTAATTTGCCGCGTTTGGTCATTTGCAGATGCTCCATATTCCGCCGATGGTGAAAGCGAAATTGACCACAAACAGGATTGCAAGAATAAATCTTTGCATTCTGAAAGACACTCAAGAAATAGTTCTTGATCCTCATCAATCATCCATTTTATGAAACCGTCAAATGTCTCTTTCATATTATGAGTTTCCTTGCCTCTTGAACG